AGTGGGAACGGAGCCAGTCCGGAGCGGCGCGGTCCACCTCCGGTGGCGGGTGTCAGCAGGACCGGAAATGGTGTGGCTCCCCGGTCCGTCAGGATATCGGAGAGCCAAGCCCGTCTAGCTCGTCGGCTGGGACTGACCGTCGAGCAGTACGCACAACAGATTGTTGCAGAACAGGATCAGAGAGATGGCCGCAGCTTCACGCACAGCTAGGGAAACTGAAACCCGCGAAGCTGAAAAGAGGGAAACTTCTTGGAAACCTTCATCGATCCTGCCCGAACCCTTGCCGCAACCCGGCTATGTGTTCCGCTGGATCAGGACCAGCATGTTCGGGGTGCCTGACAACAAGAACGTTTCATCCCGTCTCAGGGAAGGATGGGAGCCTGTGAAGGCTGCTGACCATCCGGAACTGCAAATCACCTCAGACCAAGACAGCCGCTATCCCGATGGCGTGGAAGTGGGAGGTCTGTTGCTCTGCAAGACCGCCATTGAAAATGTGACCGCCCGTAGGAACTATTACGAGAAGCGTGCCACAGACCAGATGTCCACGGTAGATAACAGTTATCTCCGCGAAAATGACCCGCGTATGCCGCTCTCACGACCAGAGCGCAAGACGCGCACCACCTTTGGCACTGGCGAGTAACGCTCGCTTCTTCCCCCCAATCGATAACCATGGAGAAAAGAGATGGCAGCGGTTGCCGCTCCCTATGGTCTTCGTCTTACGAACATGCAGGGCGGTCAGTACGCAACCCACGGGATGCGTCTGATGCCTATCGTTGTCGGCTCTGGCACCTATGCCACGGCGATCTTCAATGGTGACCTCGTTGACCTAACGGCGGGCCTCATCACGAAGAACGTCGGCACGACAACGGCCACGCCAATCGGCGTGTTCATGGGCTGTGAATACGAAGACACCGCGATGGGCTTGTTCCACCGCAACTACTGGCCTGCCTCGACGCCGATCAAGACCGGCACGACGGCATGGGCCTATGTCCTCGATGATCCTGACGCCCTGTTCGAAATACAGGCGGCAGGCCCGATCACGCAGGCAAGCCTCGGCTTGAATGCCGATCTGACCAACCCGGCCAACACTCCAGCACAGCTTGTGACTGGCCGGTCGATAGTCGCGATGGCGGCTACCGCACCATCCACGGGTGCCGCTCGGCCCCTGCGGATCGTGGACTTTGTACGCCGCCCCGGCTCTGCCGTTGGTGATCTCTTCACCGATGTCATTGTCCGGCTAAACACCCACAAGAACAGAACCCCGTAAGAGAGGAGTTGAGCTATGGCTATCTCAAGAGCACAACTCTTCAAAGAGTTGCTTCCGGGGCTGAACAAACTGTTCGGACTGGAATACGCCAAGTACGAAAACGAGCATACGATGGTGTTCTCCACGGAGAACTCCGACCGTTCGTTCGAGGAAGAGCAGAAGCTTTCCGGCTTTGGCGCAGCAGGCGTCAAGATGGAAGGCGCGGCGATCAACTACGATCACGCACAGGAAGCGTGGACCGCCCGCTACACCCACGAAACCATCGCCATGGGTTTCGCGATCACCGAAGAGGCCATCGAGGACAACCTTTATGACCAGCTTTCGGCTCGCTACACCAAGGCGCTGGCCAGAAGCATGGCCTACACCAAGCAGGTGAAGGCAGCGGCTATCCTCAACAACGCCTTCAACACCGGCTTTGCTGGTGGCGACGGCAAGCCGCTGATTGCAGCCGACCATCCGCTCATCGCGGGCGGCGTCAACAGCAACAAGGCGCTGGTGGACACCGACCTCAACGAGACGGCATTGGAAAACGCGGTGATCGACATCGCCGCATGGACCGATGAACGTGGCCTGCTGATTGCGGCACGCCCGCGCAAGCTGATCATCGCCCCGGCGAACCAGTTTGTCGCCACCCGCATCCTGCAAACCGAGCAACGGGTCGGAACGTCGGACAATGACATCAACGCGCTGAAGTCCAACGGGGCGATCCCCGAAGGTTACGGCGTGATGCATTACCTGACCGACCCCGACGCTTGGTTCCTGACCACCGACATCCCGAATGGCCTCAAGCATTTTGTCAGAGCGCCACTGAAGACCGGGATGGACACGGACTTCGATACAGGCAACTATCGTTACAAGAGCCGTGAACGCTATAGCTTCGGCTGGAGCGATCCTCTCGGCATCTACGGAACGCCGGGTGCTTGATACGGCTCCGAGGCCGGGGGAAACCCCGGCCTTTTTCCTAGCTCCCCCACACACGCAGACTGGCTAGGCAGACGCACAAGAGACGGCGTGTGAAATCCTTCTTGTGAAAGGTACTTCAAATGGCCGCTACCAATTTCTCAGGCCCCGTCATTTCGGCGGGTGGCTTCCAATCTCCTGTCGCCTTGGGCGCAGCTTCGACCGTGCCGGTCACGGCAGGCGGCGCGACCGTCCCCGCCCTCACCATCGGCAACGTTGCCAACTTCGGCATCTTCTTCGGATCAGGACCGCCCACCATCTCGGCGGCGCAGGGATCGCTGTATCTCTGCACCAACGGTTCCAGCGCCACCACCCGTGCCTACATCAACACCAACGGCACGACCGGCTGGACCTCCGTCACGACGGCTACGTAAGGGAGGCTTCCATGGCATTCAGTGCTGCCGAAGCGGCCCCGGCCAAGTCGTGGCGTGTCATCACGCCGTCCGATACCGTCAACATGGCGGCTGGGTGCCGTGGCATCTACGTAGGCGGGGCTGGCAATGTCACGCTGATCGGTGAGGACAACGTGACCCCCATCACCTTCACGGCGGTTCCTGTCGGCACCTTCATGCCGTGCGGGGCCAGACGGGTGATGGCCACCAACACCACGGCAACCCTGCTCGTCGCGTTGTTCTGATGCCCGGTCTTGGTCCTCGCATCTGGCAACCCCAGTACAGGGCAGGCGGTACTGAGAGCAGCATCAACACTGCCCCCATTACGTACATCGTCCCGGAGCCGGATAAGCTCGACCAGACCCGGCTCCCCCTCCCCATCATCGCCAGCAACATCGCCTGCCGCATCTTTGGCCGTAACAACACCAACAACCCTGTCGCCATCACGGTGAAGTGGGACGGCAAGCCGATGAACCAGACCATCTTCTACGGCAAGCCCTTGGCGGGCGAGCCGTTCGCCGGGATATGGACGCTGTTCAACCAGACCGTTTCGACCGATGCCCGACTGGAGATCACCTGCGGTCGGGACAGGGCAGGGTGTGCCGCCATCCGTGCAGGCTCCTTGGGTGGCGCTCCTGTTCTGGTCAGCACCGATTACGAAGACGGGTTGACCATGAACTTCCCGGCTGGGGCTGGAAACTTCGTGTTCGCGATAGGCGGCTGTCTCAACAAATCAGGCGCTCCGATCACCTGCGCCCAGCTTGACGATCAGTGGAACCCTGAAATCCCCTCGTCCAGCGGCCACGCCCCCGGCGCTGCCGCCTATTTCGGCTTCACGAACACGCCACCGATGGATGGCAATATCGTACTGACACCAGTCGCGCCGAACACCGGCATCATCGTTGCGTCGGAATGGACCGGCGTTCTGTAGGAGTAAGCTCATGCCGCTGAAGAAGGGTAAGTCCAAGAAGACCATCAGCAAGAACATCTCCGAGATGCGCCACGCTGGCTATCCGCAGAAGCAGGCGGTCGCCGCCTCGCTGTCGCAGGCCCGCCGCTTTCCCAAGAAGGGTAAGAAGTGACCACTTCCGGCACCACCACCTTCGGTCCCGACATCCTCGATCTGATCGAGGAAGCCTATGAAATGGTGGGGATCGAGGTGCGTGGTGGCTACGACCTCAAGACGGCCCGCCGCTCCTTCGACATGCTGCTGCGCGAATGGGGCAATCGTGGCCTCAACATGTGGACGCTCAAGCTGTTCGAAGTGCCGGTTGTCGCCTCTGGCTCCAGCCTTGTCATCACGCTGCCGGTCGGGACCATCGATGTCCTCGATGCGGCATGGCGGACCGGCACCGGCATCAGCCAGAGCGACCAGTCATTGACCCGGTTGGGTGGATCGCAGTGGGCAACAATAGCCAACAAGAATGAGCCGGGTACGCCGTCACAGTTCTATGTGCATCGTGTGGCACCGCCGATCATCAGGGTATGGCCGACGCCCACGGAGAATGGCACCCTCATGTGCTGGGGGCTTCGGACCATCGAGGATGCCGGTGTCTATACAAATACCGCTGACATCCCGCCTCGCTTCCTTCCGGCACTGGTCACCGGGCTGGCCTACTACCTCGCCCTGAAATCGCCCAATGCGACGGATCGCGTGCAGATGCTTCAGGCCGAATACGAGCGGCAATGGACGCTGGCGGCGGAAGAGGACCGGGACAGGTCGTCCTTCTTCATGGTCCCTGACCTGAGTACCTACAACAGATGAAACCCGTTCCCGGCATATGCGACCGCTGCGGCCTGCGCTTCAAGCTGTCCTCCCTGAGAGATGAATATCTCTTGGGTCGTGCGACCGGGATGAAGGTCTGCAAGTCCTGTTACGACGAGAGCCATCCACAACTTGAAACCCGCAACGTCAAGACCAACGACAAGCAGTTCGTCAAAGGCTCACGCTCCGACAGGGCCGAGCTTGAGGAGAGCCGCAAGATGATGGGCTGGAACCCGGTGGGCATGGTGACCACAAGCACGATGATCATTTCCGTTGGCAGGGCATGGGTGAGGCTATGAACTGGGGTGAGATCAAGACCGTTGTCCGGCAGTATCTGGAGAATGAGGAGGTGACCTTCCAAGCCAACCTCCCGCTCTATGCGCGGCTGGCCGAAGAGGACATCTACCGCAAGGTCCAGCTTCCTGTTTCACGTGAAACAGCGACCACCAATTTCAACGCCACCGACCCCTTGTTGTCTCTCCCAACGGACAGCATGTCCGTCTACTCGCTGGCGGTGACCACGCCTGAGTTCACCTACCTGTCGATGAAGGACGAGGCGTTCCTGCGTGAAGCCTACCCGGACCCCACTCAGGTAGGCGTGCCGCGTTTCTTCGCGGTCCGCGACGAGGCCAACCTGCTGGTCGCCCCGACGCCGGGATCGAACTACAGCGTGCAGATGCACTACTTCAAGAAGCCGGTGTCCATTGGCCTCAACGACAATGCGCTCAACGAGAACTGGCTGTCGAAGAATGCCGAGAACGCCCTGATCTTCGGCATCATCATGCACGGCTACATCTACGAAAAGGGCGATCAGGACGTGATCGCCTCCTACAAGGCGCAGTTCGAAACGGCGCTTGGCGACCTCAAGCAGATTGTCGAGGGACGCCAGAAGAAAGACACCTACCGCAATCCCGATCAGAGGCTCCCGGCATGAACGAAGTCTCCATGGGCGTCGGCCTGTATTACGTCGAGACGACCCAGAATGGCGGTCACCCGCCTGAGTTCTACGCCGAGACGGTCACCGACAAGATCATCGGCATTTCCTACAACGCCTCCCCCGAGATCAGGCTTCAGGCCGAGGCGTTCCGCGAGAAGATGAAGTCGCTGATCCTCGCTGGCATCCGTCAGGCGATCCTCTCCAACCACACCACAGTCATCTACCAGCTACAGAAAGCCGGGATGAACGAGGCGGCTGTCCTCATCCACGAACTGCGCAACGCGAAAGGAAAGTAGAATGGTCCCGACACAGGCAGTCTGCACCAGCTTCAAGGTTGACTTGCTGGCAGGCAGGCACAATTTCACCACCTCGACCGGCAACGTGTTCAAGCTTGCGCTGGTCACCAACACCTCGACCATCAGCGGTGCCACCACATCCTACGGCACCATCAATTCCGAGGTGGCGACCGGCGGCGGCTACACCCAGCCCGGTCTTGCCCTGACCATCGATACCGCCAGCCCGACCTCTTCAGGCACCACGGCTTGGGCGGATTTCGTCAACGCCACGTGGACCACCAGCACCATCACCGCACGCGGCGCACTGCTCTACAACGACACGCCGACAACCCCGGTGGCCGATCCGGCGGTTCTGGTGCTGGACTTCGGCTCTGACAAGTCCAGTTCGGCGGGCGATTTTACCGTGGTTTTCCCGGCTGCTGACAGCTCCAACGCGATTATCCGCATCGCCTGATCTCAGGGAAGCCCGATGGCGTGGTCAATCGTCGGCGTCGGGACGGTCGTTGAAACTGCCACCACAACACTGACGCTGACGGAACCGGCTGGGGTCGCCAGCGGCGATCTGCTGGTTGCGTGCATAGCGGGCCGTGGTTACACGGCTGGAACTGGCTGGTGCGGGGTTGCGTCCGGCTGGACATCCGTCAACAGCGTCGGCAACGCCAACACCGCGACCAACACGTCTGCGCTCGCGAATGGCCGTATGGCCTTCATCGTGCGCGGTGGGTCTGCTCCATCCTATGCCTTCACCCTGACCGGCACGGCAAGCGTGGCGATGGGGAGGGTCGTTGCCTATCGGGCTACGGCTGGCAGCACCATTAGCCTCACCGCCAATACCGCCGCTACGACGCCGACCAATTCGACATCGCTCAATATCGCTACGGCGGTCACGACGACATCGGCCAATGAGTTGATTGTCGCGATGGCTGCTGGCGGGCAGGAAGCCGCATGGTCATCCTTCACTGCCAGCAATCCCGGCGGGGCCAGCGGCGCGACCAACACGACGAGCGCCCCATCGACCACGACATGGTTTGAGCGGGCCGACACCAACACCGTAACCGGCGCTGACACCTCGCTGGGTATCTTCGATGCTGTCAGATCGGCAGCGGGCGATGCTGGCGGATACGGCGGAACGGCGTCGCTTGGTGCGGGGCATGTCGTCATCTCCGGAGCATTTCGGGAAACGCCGCTTCTTTTAACTGCCGATAACGCGATATCCCCGTATCTCAACAGCACCACGATAATAACCGTTGGGTCTGGCGACACGGTGACCGGCATCCCGTTCGGGACTGCGGCTT